CCCCTACGGTGGCGAATGCCTGCGTGCTGCCGCGTGCGCCGTTCGGGCCGCGGTGCCCGTGGTTGCTGAAGTCGATCCCGAAGCGCATGAACGACTCGTCAGGCCGCAGCCACTTGAGCCGATCGCCACGCTCCATCAGGCAGTCCATCCAGTAGCGGAACGGGTCGCAGTAGTCACCGTCAGCGATGGCCTTGAGCATGACGGCCTTGGTCTCGTGGAAGACGATGGCGTTCTCGAGGTCGTTGGCGTTCTCGGCCTTCTCGAGCCACTGAGTGAAGTGGTCGTGATGGTTGGAGTTGACCATGATCGTCTGGTCGGCGAACGAAGCCAGGTCGTCAACGTGGCGCGCCGTCTTCTTCAGCTCATGCAACACGCTAGAGGTGCCTTCTACGTGGCGCTTGAACTTCTCGAAGAACTTGCTGTGATGGCTGGCCGATCCAAAGTTCAGCACGTCATGCAAGACCAGATGCTTCGGCTGGATCAGCGCAGCAAGGGCCCTGGTTGCCTCGGTGACGCTTGGGTCTGCCATCTCTGCATGGATGTCGCCCATGGTCAGCACTTCGGCTCGTGGCGCCTTTTCTGGCCCCTTGGCGGTGTACTTCGTCTCCAGGTCGATGAAGCTGCCATCCTTCATCGGGCAGATATGCCGGATATGGTTGCGCGGGCCATCCACCTCGACCACGACCGCACCGAGCGTATGGTGGAACTCGCCCTTCTTCCCGGCGTTGGTGTCGCTGTACTGCTCGACGGTGCAGGCACCGGTGGTCAGTACCAGCTTGGCCGGGTCGCCCATGCGGGTGGCGACAGATTCGAGCGCGATCTTCGTGTGCCCCAGGATGGCAGAGTCACGGCCGGAGACGGTCAGCCAGCCTTGCAGCGGTTTGACCGCCGTCGGCTGGATCTTGATATCCGCCAGAACGACCAGGCCATTGGCGATCTTCGTCCGCTCGTGCGTGATATAGGGCATCAGGCGGGCATCCCACCAGTCGTCATCGGCCACTTCGTCCCGGCGAGTCGGGTTCTTGTAGCGCATGGGGATCACGATCAGCCTGGCACCACGCAGGGAGCAATAGAGCTGCAGCGTCTTGAGGAATGCCGAGTGCGCCTTTGTAGCGTTCACGGCTGCGGTGATGACGTAGGTCTCGGCGCGTGCCTCTGCTGAACCGTGCCCAGGCTCCCAGCCCATCTTGCGCAGGCGGGAGCGGTGGCGCTCCACGTTGCGGATATTCAAGCCAAGCAAGGCGGCTGCTTCGGCGCTGGTTCTGCCCGTGAGCGCCTCCATGATCTGCGCGTCGTCGTGCTTGCGTGCTGCCATCAGGCTGCTCTCCCCTGCTGCATCAGAATTCGGATTGTCTCGATAGCGCGCCCGCTCTTGATCATGGCTGGGTCGCAGCGGTGACTGGTCATGCGGCAACCCTCAGCTCTATAAGCTTCCGCACCCAATCAATTACGCTTTTGTCTCTTAGGTGGTTTGATGCAACCTCAAGAACTAGCCAGCCAAGCATGGTTGCTTCGTTCATCTTCTCCATGTCGCGCAACCTGCCCTTTCCTGACGTATGCCCGCCCCTTCCGCCAGACCAAATTCCCCCGTGAATCTCTACCGCTACCTTCATCTCAGGCCATGCGAAGTCAAACAGCCACCTCCGGTTTGGGTGGAACTTGTATTCACGAACAGCGCCAACTAAAAGCCCCTCCTCCTTCAGCATCTGGTAGAGGTCACGCTCAAGGTGAGACGCATACTTCCCGTCTTCCAGCCTGATTTTCCCTCGGCTCCGAGTCATGCATTCCACGGAGCAAAACGTTCCGGCATCGGCTACACGTTTCAAATCGGACTCCTTTATGAAGAACGGGGCGCAGCAGGTGACGCACACCCTGTTTGGCGTGCTGTTTCGAAATGATTTTTTCTGGCACTCCGCAGAGCAGAACTTGCGCTTATGCGCATGGGATGCAGGCACATCAAAAGCGACTTGGCACGAGGGACATGTCTTGCTTGACACCTGGGCCTTCTTCCGGCACTCATCGGAGCAATAGACGCGAGCCTTGCCTCTCTTCTGGCGGGACGGCTTTACGTGGAACGCTGATCCGCAGCACTTGCAGACAGCATCATTCTTCTTAAAGCGATGGTTTGCCTCTCCAGAACTTGAGCAAGTCTTGCTGCAGAAGCGCCCCCACCCCTTGAGTACATGCGACGGTGCCGCGTAGAAAGGCGTCTGACACTTTTCGCAAGCCTTATTTGGTGTTGGTTTCTTGCGCTCACGTAGGGCAATCGCAGACGATTTTCCCGATCCAGCACTTTTCGCCGGCTTGAGCGTGGTTTTGGCTGAGGCTTTACGGATCGGGAAAGTCATCTACTCCCCCTCGCCTTCAGAGCTGCCACAACGGCAGGTCGCACACTCTCCGGAACAGCTGCCAGCAGTACGTTGCCCTGCCTCTGCCTCTCCGGCCCCTTGAGGTCGCGCACCTTGTAACGGATCAGGCAGGCTTGCTTGTCCGCTTCGATCAGATCCCGCTCCGCCCTCGTCAAGCAGGCCAGATTTAGCGAGCCATTCATCTCCGACGCGCTCATTCATCTTCGGCCTCGACTTTCTCGGCGCCGCACTTGGCGCAGTTCCAAATGGTCAGCTGCTGGCCCCGCGAACCGAACCGATAGCAGCCGTGGTCCTCGAAGTAGTGCTCGCACTGCACTGGCGCAAAGTTCATGTGCTTCTCGGTCGGGAACGACACGTCCACACCTTCCACGGTGCGGGGGTCGTTGAAGCCCTTCTCGGCATCGGTGCGGCAGTCGATGGTGTTCTGCTGGCCGAACTCGGCTTTGTCGAGGTGCGCGAGCAGGCGCTCCAGGTACCAGCGAGCCTTCTTCACGTCCTCGATGCCGTTCTTGGCCTCGTAGCGCCACAGGTACTTGATGATGTTGGCGGTGCAGGCAGCCTCGATGCCGCGCTTGTCCACGGTTGCCGCTTCGATGGCGTCGATGCACTCAACCGCGCCGCGGGTGTAATGGGTTGGGTTGATAGCGTCAGTCATTGCGGCTTCCTTGTGGCTCTGTTGTTTGCGATCAGGGGGAGCTGGCCGGGCGCCAGGTTCCACGCGAATGTCTCTTTGCATCCGGTGGCGCATTGGCGGGCGTTCAGGCTTGGCATATTGCTCATGGGCTCGCCGCAGTCAGGGCAGGCGCGGCCGAGTGGGGAGTCGGTCATGCAGCAGCGCTCCCATCGATCAGCTGCTGCACCAACTGCAACAACTCCTCCTCGGTGCCGAAGCGCTTGATGAATGCCCGCTTTGCCAGGTGGATGCTTGGCATGGCCGGGTGTACGGTTCCACGGTGATGCATTGGGCAGAGCGGTATGCCGTCCATGTGGCTTGCGCGCTGCCCCTTGCCGCGACCGGCGCGCGGGTGATGGATCTCGGCTGGCGTGCCTGGAGTGCCTTGCAGGTAGCAGGCAATGCAGCCCAAGGCGGCAACGCGGTTTAGGTGCTGCTTCTCGGCCTTGGTCATTAGTACCGCCCTCCCCAGCTGTCCTTCTGGGTCCAGCGCACTTCGTGCTCAGCGCCAAAAGCCGAAACCCACTCGATCAGCGAGGCGCACTTCTTCACGCCAAGCTTCGAGGTTTTTTCGTAGATGACGTCGAAGCCGTTGCCGTCGAGCGCAGGGATCATCGTGGCGTTCTCGCCGATCTCGCGCAGCCAGGCGGCGGTGCAGAGGCGCTTCCAGATCAAGATGTTCCACTTCTTGCCGGCGTGCTCTACCTGCTTAGCGATGTCAGCCAACATGGCGTGCAGCTTTGCGTTCTGCTCTGCGGTGCGGTCTTCGTCGCTGATAGCCAGCTTGCGCGGCTTCTCCAGATCGACGGACTGAAGCCAGGCGATGGCGCGCTGGCGGTCCATCTCATTGCGCAGGGGGAAGGTTGGGTTAGCCATTGGCCACCTCCCGCAGCAGGTCCAGCTTCGCCCGCAGCTCGATAAGCTCGACGGTCTGCTCACGGTAGATATCGATGTGCTTGTCGTTCTGCGCGCGCAGCTGGGCATTCTCCAGCTCCAGGCGCCGGACATATGCGCGTTCGCGTGCAGTCATTCGGGAATCAGCCATGGCGGCGCGCCCCCCGCTTGTCGTGGTCGTCCTGGCAGGAGATGCAGCGCTCTGCCCACGGTGCCGCGGCGCGACGCTTGGCGGGAATCTCCTCGTCGCAGTCGATGCAGAACTCAGCGCCCTGCCCCTGCAGCCTGGCCTGTACCAGCGCCACGCCACCTATACGATCTGCCTCCTCTAGGCCAGTAGCGCGATCTGTTACATCGGGGGCTGTGCGGGCCTGGTTGAAGGCTTCGGTGATTTCCATGAAGTCGCTCATCGTTTCGCTCCTACGCCGCGCTGGGTGCTTCCGTCAGCACAGACGACGCGATGGTCATTGCCGCGGGATAGGCCTATGCCGGTCGCGGTGGTTTTTCGTATCTGGTAGCCCTGACGCTGCAGGAGCTGAATGGCGTGCTGCTGGATAGGGCTCATGCGGCCACCTTTTGACGCTTGGCTTGGATGCGGCGCACGAACTCAGCCGCGATGAACTCGGGGCGACTGGTCTGGCCGTGGGTGTTGTGGGTTTCGGCATTGAGCGGCGCATGCAGGAGGCGCTTGGATTCCTCGAGCGTTTCGCGGTCCATCCAGCGGTTCAGCATTTCTGAAACCAGCTCGCCGGCCATGCGAGTGCCGTCGAAGTACTCAATGCTGCGAGACTGCAGAACGCGGGCGTATTCCCGGTCTCCGTAGTACTTGCGTACCAGGTTGCAGGCCTCGGTCATGGTCATGGTCACGGCGCCGGCCGGGGCGAAGTAAGCCAGCGTCCCCTGGTACCAGGGATTGCCTCGGCAATGGCTGCCGCCGTGCGCAAACACGACAGGGCAGCCGGTCTTCGCCTCAACGTCGACAGCCTTCTCGATTTCCTTGGCGGCCGGGCACGGACCTTTCACTTCCAGATACATGCCGCACGCCGGCAGGTAGAAGTCAGGCAGGTACCAGCCATGCCGTGTCTCCATGACCTGCGGCTCGTAGATCCAGCGGACACGCAAGGCGTCCATGAACTTCGCCCAGATGGTTTCCGAGTGCGAACGCATCTCGTAGCCGGCGTAGGGGAAAATGGTCTGGTCCATTAGCCTCTCCCCATCATCGAGCGGAGATTCTTGGCCGGCGCTGGCTTGCTCTGCGGCTGGTAGTCCTCTTCCTGCTGCTGAGCGCACGGAACGAAGCGGGCAAGGGCGCCCTGGAACTGGAGCAGACAGAACCCAGGGTTGGCGTGACGGCACTTCACGATGTTCATCTCGGTGATGCCGTTCTGGCCGCGCTCGGTGTCCATATCGCGGTGAGCCATGATGATGATGTCGGCGTCTTGCTCGATCTCGCCGGAGTCCCGCAGGTCGCTCATCTGGGGCTTCTTGTCGGCGCGGGTTTCAATGCTGCGGTTGAGCTGCGCCAGAACCACGACAGGGATTCCAAGCTCTTTCGCCAACCGCTTGAACCCGCGGGTATACGCGCCAAGCTCTTGGTTTCGGTTCTGGTACCGGTCGGCCGGATCGCTGGCGATCAGGCTCAGGTAATCGACGACGATCAGGTCAAGCGGCTTGGCCCGATGCTCGAAGCGGGCGATGGAGCAGATGCGGGAGAACGTCAGTCCAGGCTTGTCGCAGATGCGAACGTCTGCATCGGCCATGCGGGCAACAGCGGCTTCCATCTGGAGCTTGGCGGTACCATCCATGACAGCCTCGCCAGACTCGATCCAGTTCTGGCTCACGCCGGAGATGGATGCCAGGGACCGCTTCGCCAGTTCCTTCTTCGCCATTTCAAGCGAGAAGATCAGAGCGCCGCCCTTGCCCTTGATGGCCACTTGATCGGCCAGGCCGGTACCCAATACCGTTTTGCCGGTACCGGGACGGCCAGCGATGATCGCAAGGTTGCCAGGGCGCACGCCGCTGACGATGTTGTCGAGGTCGGACAGGCCGAACTTGAGGCCCATCTGCTGCACGCCGTCGAGACGATCCTGCATGTCTACGAATACTTCGCCCAGCGCTTCGCGAATGGTCACCACATCCGGTGATTCTTCGTGCACGGCGAGGTCCATCGCAAGGCGCTGCGCGGTTGATACCTGCTCGGCGAGACTGCCAGCCTGCTGCGCCATCGCCATGATCTGCTGTCCGACTTCGTACAGCTTCCGGGCCTTCGCGCGCTCGACCACAATGCGCCCGTAGTGCACGCCATTCGCGGCACTAGGCACGTTGCGCATGATGTCCGAGGCGTAAACGATGGTCATCTCGCCGCTAGGCAGCTCGGAACGGATCTCCGAAAGCGTGATGCTGTCAGGGCGCTGCTTCTTCGAGTGCGCAGCCAAGATCATCGAGTACAGCGCCTGGTGATCTTCGTGCGCAAAGTCGGTCGGAGCCAAGAAGGCGCCAACGGTTTCGCACAGCTCCGGATCGTGCATCAGGGCGCCAAGTACGCCGGTTTCTGCTTCGTCTGAAATCAGGGGGCGGCTGCTCATCACACGGCCTCCAGAACTTTCAGCACTTTGTCTTGGCGGGTCAGGAACTCGATATCAGCAGTCCAGCCGCGGTCGTTCTGTCCGATCCAGTGCGGGTTAGTCAGGCACTGAGCGAAGTAGGCCTCCCAGAAATCACCTTTGCGGAACGGGAAGCCGCCTTCGATCTCCAGGTTCCAGCAGGCCTTGATCTGGCGCTGACGCTTCGGGTTCAGCTTGATGCAGGTCGGCAGCTTGGAGCCGCACACCCGGTTGTAGATCTCCATGATCTTGGCGTACGGGATGCGGTCGGCTTTCGCAGAAGCGGGTTGATCAGCGACGGAGGTGTCTTGAGCTTGTGCTTCCAGCTTCTCGACCGACGGGGTCGCAGCGACAGCGGCGACAAGCTCCGAAGGAGCTGTATTGTCTTTCCTGTCTTTATTGTGTGGTAAGAACGCCACTTTGGAAGTGGTGGAAACGCCACACTGTGGCGCTTTGGGTTGGCTGTTCTTGCGGGTGTTCTTCGAGTCGATCTTCCACTCGGAAGCAGGAGCGATGCCGATAGGGCTACGGCTTCCTCCGGTGCGGTACAGGACGCGCTGACGCAGAAGCTCGGAGATGATGCGGGACACGTCCTCGCGATGCAGGCCGGCCATTTCTGCGATGTAGGACGCCGCGATGCGCGACTCTTGGACGTTGTAGCCGATGGTCTGGCGATGCACTGCCAGCGCGACACGAAGCTCACGGCCGGAGAGATCCGCACCGATCAAAGCCTCGTACAGTTCGTTGTCCATCCGGGTGAACCCCCGTTGGGTGTTGCCAATCTGAATAACGTTTGTCATGATTCGTCCTGTGTGTTGTTGCTGTTGAAGAACCCGGGCCGTCATCCCGGGTTTTTTATTGCCTGTAGTTCCGGGTACTGGATGAATCCACACCCTCCCCGCTTCGCTTACCTGTCCGATCCGCTGGCCCTAAGATGGGAACCATGGAAACCACTGACAGGGATGTCTCTTATGCAACCGCCGCTGAACTACCCGGCTCGTCTTCACGCTTGGCGATCAACTTCCGGCGAGACTCTTTCTCAAGAACGCACTGCATCGGGTAGGAAAAACCTCCTGCTGCACGGCACTGGGAAACTCGGCCGCTGCTGACACCAAGCGCATCTCCAATGGCTCGACCCGAGCCAAAGAACGCCAATGCTTCGTCGAATGTCATTTCAGCTCTCCGCTATTTGTGCGGTCAGTTTAGGCATCTTAACACGCAAAGGCAAGGAATCTAAACTCAATAAGGCTTTAGAATCCTAAACATGGAATTCAAAGACCGACTGACCCAGCGTCTGAAGGAAACCGGCTTGACTCAAAGCGAGCTGGCCAAGCGGATCGGCGTCTCGAAAACGACGATCACTTTCTGGAAGACCGGCGTGAACAAACTGAGTGGCGAGAATCTGATGGCTCTCGCTAAGGCGCTCCGCTGCTCTGCTCGCTGGCTGGCCACTGGTGAGGGCTCCGCCGTTCCCGAAGGCCTGAGCCTGGACAAGCCGTGGCTGGATATGGATGACGCCAGCAACGTCGAGCAAGGCCCGCCAATCGTCAGCCCGTACCGCGCTATCCCTATCGTCGGCACTGCGCAGATGGGCGCCGATGGCTACTGGTATGCCCTGGAAGAAGCTGACGGCACCGTGGATGCCTACTCACGCGACGCCAGCGCCTATGCGCTACGCCTAAAGGGCGACTCGATGGAGCCGGCAATCCATAGCGGCTGGGTCGCAGTGATCGAGCCGGATCGGGACTACTTCCCAGGCGAGTACGTCATGGTCCGCACGACGGAAGGCGAGAGCATGTTGAAGCGCCTGCTGTACTCCAACGAGGCGGAAGTCAGCCTGCTTTCAGTGAACGGCCACACGATCCGCAACATCCCCACGGAGCAGATCGAGCACATTCACTCGGTCGGCGCCATCGTGCCGCCCAGTAGGGCCAGGGTTTAGCCGCCCTCTCCTACTTAGGTCTGAGCCACTTCTTTACATGTGGCAACCGGCCACCATGTTTCCTCTTGCCCGGTGAAACCCTCACAATTACTGTGTGGATATCCAGCAGTAAGGAGGATTCACATGCCAGGACCAGCAGTCGTCACCAATCAACGCCAGCTCTCCAGCTACAGCCGCCTAGTGCGGCGCGTAAACCTCACCATCACGGCGCCTACTGCGCAGCGCGAGCGCCAGGTCAACCTCAGGCCGGGGCCGGATGATCGCCCTGAAGACTGGGAGCGTCTTCTTGAAGAGATCGAGCAGGCCGACAACGTGACCATGCGACGAAGACCGGACGGAAGCGTTCACGTCATCTGGACCGGATCGGAGCACTGACACCCTAGCCCGCCCTTGAGCGGGCTTATTTTTCAGCCCGCAGTTAAGTTTTCTTTAAAAACTTGTTGACGCTTCTAGTTTAGTTCTCTAAATTCTCACCCATCGAAGCGAAACACAGCGACGACAGGCCGAGAGGCCTCGGGGCAACCCGAAACGCTCTTTAAAACTGAAGCGCAACAACCAAACAGACCGCATTGCCTCTGCTGGCGACCGGCGATCAGACAGCCCCGAAAGGCTGCCAACGCGAGGAAAAACCTCGACGGCTGACGATGGCATAGCCAGAACCGTGCGAATGACCCAGCACGCAATGCAAAGCGCCTAGATCCCCAGGGCGTGTAAGGGGAGTGACTTTCACTGATGTCCGTTGGAGACAGCGGGCATTGGGAAAGCAGCAAGACCCAAAGCAAGGAGAACCACGATGGACACGATCCAAATTGATGGTTGGCAAGGACGCCTCGGCGAAGGCCTGGCACCGCGCCAGTTGCTGGCCGTTCTCTGGGCAGCAACAGACAAGACGGCAAAGGAAATCGCACGGCTGATGGACTGCAGCCACTACACAGTCAAGCAGCAGCTAGACGACGCCCGTTTCAAGCTGGGCAACCAGCGCACCACCCGCGGCCTCTGCCTTGAAGCCATGCGCCGGGGAATCATCGCTCCCCTGGTGCTGGCGTTATTGGTAGGCGCCGAGCACAACCCGCAGGCTCGCCCGATTCGCCGGCCGGAATCGCCTAGATCGCAGACTGTGGCGCGCATACAGCGCCTTGAAGAGGCAGGACTCACGGCATGACGAAGATCAGGATCTCCTCGTTCCCCGAGGAAGTGCAGATAGAGCTTGAGATTCAGGCTGAATCAGCGGG